GACCAGCTAAAGGCTTTGTCAATAAGTGTGGAAATGATTAGCCAAGCTATTACAGGCTCAAAGCTAAATAGGAATGGAATCCTTCAGAGATTGGAAACAATAGAAGGTGCTTTAGAAGAAACGGAAGTTAAAGTTCAAGAAGTTAGGGATTATAACACTGGCATAAATTGGGCAATAAGAATAGGTGCTTTTATATTAACTATAACAGGTATAACTTTTATTAAGGACTATTTATGGCACAAATAGAAGAAGGCGAAAATATGCAAACAACTTTTTTAAGCAAGTTAAAGGAGCAGTCCTTTACAATTATTTTAATGATAGCTGGGTTATATTATCAAAATATGATATTTAACGAGCAATTAGAACGGTATACAACTTTGGTAAACCAAAAACAACTGTATATTGATAAAATAGTAGAAGATGAAAGAACAAGATTTATTGCAAGGGAGCAGTATTTAATGCAACAAAGAGATTCATTTATAGAAATGTTAAAGGAAAAAAGAGATGCAAATCAGTAACGAAGGTTTAAAATTATTAGCACAATTAGAAGGTGTTAAATTAGATGCTTACCAGTGCAGTGCTTTAGTATGGACTATTGGTATAGGTTCGACTAAATACGCTAACGGACAACCTGTAAAAAAAGGCGATAAATTAGCAAGTAAAGATGAAGCGTTTAAATTGTTTGTAGACACTTCTGCGCAGTACGCTAATTGCGTTTCTAAATATGTATTAAGACCATTAAAACAAAATGAGTTTGATGCTTTATTTTGTCTTTGTTATAATATAGGTTGTGGAGCGTTTGCAAAGTCTTCTTTGGTTAAGTTTATCAACGGTGGGCAAACTATTGAAAAAATTAAAGTTGGTTTCTTGATGTGGACTAAAGCAGGAGGTGTAGTAAATAAAGGTTTATTAAATAGAAGATTAGCTGAATACAACGAATATGCTAAAATTGCGTAACACACTTTCAACTGTATTTGGTGCGATTGTAGCTATTGCAAATGCTTGGGTGACTATTGACTGGGATAATTTTGTGTGGTCTATAAATACTTGTATTAAGCTATTCCTATCAGCTTTAATAGCTTTGGGTGGTTATATGACTACTATAAATCGTAAGCCTTTGAATAAAAGATAATTGCATTTGCTAAAATAATTAGTAATTTCGAGAAAAAAAACTAATATGTACAGACCAAGACTATCAGAAACTGAATATAACCAATATCAGTTAAAAAAGCTAACGGACAAAAGAACTTATAAACTATTTGTATTTTCTGACCCTCACGGTTGGTTAGCTGACCTTAAATGTTTGCGAGTTATTAACAATATCCTACAACATAATAAGTTTGATGAAGTCTGTATTAATGGCGATATAGTAGATTTACCTTTTGTTTCTAAACATACCAATAAACTTTTTATGGAAGGTATCTTAAAAGGCTACAACGAGGTAGAGGAGTTTAGATACACCGAAGAACAAATTCTAAAGCCTTTAAGACTTTCAACAGATGCAAAGATTCGTATTAGAACTGGCAATCATTGTGAAAGAGTTACAAAGCCATTTTTATTATCTAAAGGTCAATTAGCAAGATTAGCTATTCTTTATAAACATTTTGAAAGTACCAAGTTTGAAGAGATGCTACACTTGGCGGAGAACGATATGGTTTACGACCCTACTGATGTGTTTAATTACTTTGATATTTTCGATATTACTCACGGTTTATCTTTAACAAAGAACGCAAGCGAGAAGAATATTATCGAATATTGGGGATCCGGATGCACAGGACACAGTCACAGATTAGGAATGCGATACATTCGTAATAGACATAATATTAACGCTTGGTTTGAAGTAGGATGTACAAGGTTAATGGAAGCAGTAGAATATTTACCTACCGGTAAAATAGCGGATTGGTGTCAAGGCTTTTTAGAAGTTACATTTAAAATAGATGGCGACAAGGTTTTATTCTTTGCTCAACCGCACGCAATAATAGATTATAAATGTGTTTATAACGGTGTTTTATATGGAGAATAAGGAAGAAGAAGTTTTTGATATGACTGATGGCGAGATTTTAGAAGAACTAAAATTCTTTGTCTATTTTCTTTTTGAATTAGAAGAGAAATCACTACTTTTATTCCCAAGTTACAAGACCTTAACACAGGCACGATTAATTAAAATGATAGACACCAGGTTAGATTTTTTAGATTATGAACAAGACGAAGAGTGAGATATTAGTAGAAAGATTAAAAGAATTATACAAAGAAATAGAAATAGTACGCAGAGAATTAATAAATGAAACCAATAAAGAAAAACTAAAAGAGAAACAAAATGAAAACTATCGAAGAAATTAACCACCTTGAGAATTGCGAATGTTCTGAAGTTTGCACTAATTGCAGCGTAAAACACCAGTTTAAACCAATCGAATTAACTGGGAATCAAATTGCTGATATTATCACAAAACCTAAATACTACAAAGTAGAAATAAAAGGCGTGCCAGTAGATGTAATTGATATAGCAAATGCTTACAATTTGTCTTTTATGAAGGGTAACGCAATTAAGTATATTTTAAGAGCAGGTAAAAAGGATGCTTTGGTCCAGGACTTAAAGAAAGCTATCGAATGCCTACAAAGGGAGATTGAGTATGAAAGCGGTAAGTAGAAATATTACTCTTTTTTGGTTATCTTTGCGAAAGGATAATAATATATCTTTAGAATATGGCAAAGAAATCAAAAGAAATAAGCGAAGACTTAAATATAGAAGTAATACAAGAAATAGAGCAGGTAAACCCTTTGACTATTTCCGAGTGTTGTAAAGCTGAATACATATCTTCAGGAAGCAAAGTATATTGCTCAAAATGCAAGGCTGATTGCAGATTAGAAAGACAAAAGAAACTAATTAAATTATGGAGTCCAAAAGCGTAATAATCTTATTGGTAGTAATTTTACTATCATCTTCTTGCAAGTCTAAAAAGCTGGTAGAAACTACAAAAGTGGATTCCGTTATAACTATTGTCCAAAAGGTAGAATTGGCTACTGATTCAAGCGATATTGAAACAACCGAAGAAATAGCTTATATTTTTGACACATTAGTAAACCATCAGGTTACACCTTTAGAAGCTATTAGAGGCGATTACAAGTACAAACTCAAGGCAATCCATATAAAGAGACACATTAAGGAGCGTAAGCGCTTACAGAGCCTTAAAATCGATAAGAAAGAAAACAAGGCTATCAAGGTGGATAAAACCACGATTCAAGAAGAAAAACCAAAAGTAAATAACACTTTACTCTATTTATTAGGTATTGGAGTGGTTGTTTACCTTATCCTAAAAAAACTTTAAAATTATTCTCTTTGATTATCAGCGAGTTATGATTTATTTATAGCTTTTTGTAAAAAATGTTTTGGATATATAATCTTAATTAAGATATTTGAATACCGAAACAAACCAATCGGTCTAAAATTATGAAAACTTTAACAACAAAAACAAGAGAAGAATTACAATTTGCAATTACAACAAATAATGCATTATGTACATCAGTACAATCTATTGAAAGATTAAAAGAATTTCATTTTTCTATTTACAATAAATATTTTTCAGACAAAACTGAAGGTTATGTTTATAACAAAATGAATATTAATGGTACTTGGGCTTGGAGATGGTTTGCTGATGGTAAAGAAGCAATTGATTATATGAACGGTAAAACAATATCTCAAATAAAATCAAATAGATAAAACCAAAAGGGGCGCAGCATCCTACAACTGCATATAAAACTATGTTAAACTTCCAACAAGAACCATCATTTGAGCAAGGCTTAAAAGATGCAATTAACAAGCTAACTAATCAGCTACCAAGTGTACAAAAAGACCCTTATCAATCAAGGCAAGTACACGCAAGAATTCAAGTATTTAAAAGAGCCTTACAATTATTAGATGATTTACCAAAAACAACAAGCAGCAGCAATTAAGTCGCTTTGCGTAGGGGAGACTATGCAAGTAGACAAACGAGAAGGCAACCGAATCCGAGCCTTACTATCGTATTACAAAACTTATAACGGCAAGACTTATTCTTGCAAAGAATTAACCAAAAATTGTTTAACCATAACTCGCAAAAAATGAAGAAGTTAAAAAATCCAATTATCCAAGATATTAACATAGTTGAAATAGACTATCAAAACACCTATTATACCGAATACACCGATGGTTTTATTATTTACCACCATAGATTCAAACAAGCAGACCTACGCTTTTGGGTATTAGAAAACTACGATATCTCAAGAGGTCAAGTTAAAATAGAATTAGACCCTACAAGTATGGAGCAAGCAGAAAATCCTATTTACTTTACTCAAGATGTAGAAGAGTTTATTAACGAGAATTACGAAGAATTGATTTTAGCAATCTTAAAGCAACCAGTGCTGGCTTGTCAATCTACTTTAGGTAGTGCTATTTATAACATTTGTAGACCGCAGTAATATGATAGACTTAAATGAGATTATCCAACTTCAAAAGGAAGTTATAGAAAGTTGCGAAAACATAATTGCCTTACAAAAAGATAAGGAAAAAATTATGCAAGATATGATAGATAGTTTAACTGAACAATTAAATTCTCTAATTGATTTATGTAAAGAGGTAGTAAAATGAGCATTATAACCGTACACAAATTTATTAATAATCCACCGAAGGAGAGTAAGCTGGATAAGTTAAAAAGGCTTTATAGACAAACATTAGAAGATGGTAATTACTGCAAATCAGTCCAGGCAATGTATCTTATAAATAAAGTCAAAGAAGCTGAAATACAAAGAGTTACAAACGATTACGAGCATCACATTTCGAAGCAAATAATTAAAAATAATTACCTTAATTTAATTAAATAATTAGTATCTTTAAAAACCAAAAAACAAAACTATGTCACTATTAAAAATTCAATCAGAATTAAAAGCACCAAAGAATCAATTTAATTCCTTCGGGAAATACAAGTATCGCTCAACAGAGGATATATTGGAAGCGTTAAAACCTTTATTACTTAAGTACGAATGTACTATGGTTATATCGGATAACATCAAAGAAAAAGCAAATATTATTTATTGT